TGATGGAGCTCAGACTAGATGTTTCTCTTATGTTGATGATTGTATTAGTTGTTTAATTAAAATGTTAGACAGTAAAGAAGTTGTTAAACAAACTATTAACATTGGTCCTGATGAAGAGTTTGTTAGTATTAAAGAAGTTGCTGAGATCTGCGCTAATATTACAGGATTCAATGAACCATTTATCTATATGAAAGATAGACCTCAAGAAGTAAAGCATGCTGTATGTTCATCAGATAAAGCAAGATCATTGCTTCAGTATAAGACAACGACGACTCTTAAAGAAGGAATCAATAAGACATATCAATATATCAAGAAACAAGGACCAAGGCCCTTTAACTATCATTTAGATCTAGAAATTATAAACGATAAAACACCAACAACATGGAAAGATAAACTTATATGACACTAATAGAAATAATAACTAATAATGATTACATCAATCAATATAAAACAGATAAAGAATCTAGACATAGATATTGTACATCATACTATGATCAAATCTTTTACAATTTAAAAGATAAGAAATTAAATATCCTTGAGATTGGAATTAAAAATGGATCTAGTTTAGTTTTATGGAATGAATACTTTAAGAATTCAATTGTATATGGAATAGATAACTCTGATTTAATTGGCAATAGATTAGATGTCTATCCAAGAATAAAAACAATCATCCAGGATGCTTATAGAAAAGAATTAACTTCTCATCTCCCATTGTTTGATATCATCATTGATGATGGTCCTCATACATTAGAATCACAAAAGATATTCATTAATCATTATTTTAAAAAGCTTAATAAAAATGGTAAACTAATTATAGAAGATGTACTTGGCGATTTTAATTTAAATGAATTGTTAAAAGAAGCAAATAAGTTTAGTTCTAATATAAAGATATTAGATCTTAGAAGCACAACAAAAACAGAAGATAGTATAATTATAGAGATACAGAATGATTTGGACGCACATTACTTGGTCGCCTAGAGGCAAGTGTATTGGTTCTGGTTATAACCAAGCACTAACACAACATAGTGATAATGATTGGTTAGCAATCATTGATCATGATGCAATGTTTACTACAGGAACCTGGTATCAACAAATGCAGAAAGCAATTGATGATAATCCTAATATGAGAGGACTAACTGCTAGAATAAATAGAATGGCAACTGAAGAGCAAATGGTCCTTGGAATTGATCCTAATAACCATGACTATGCTTATCATAGAAGAGTAGGCAAGTATCTTTCAGATAAACACTATGGCCAGACAACACCAATCAAGGCTCCCGGACATTTCTCAGGGACATTCTTTGCAGTACATATCGGCACAATGAAAAAGCTAGGTGGATTTACTGAAACAGGTAATCAGCTACGTTGTGATAACTTACTACAAGCTGCAATCGTTAATGCTGGTTATGAGTTTAGAGTATGTAATGGAATTTATATTTATCATTGGTACAGAGCTGATGATCCATATCCTCATTCTAAACATGTAATGAAACAAGTTGAAGATATTCACTATCAAACATTAAAATTAACAAATGCTTAAACAATTAGATTCTATAATAAGTTTACCAACTTATAAACAATATTGGGTTCACACAAAGCCTTATGGTCATGACATAGTTATCTGGGCTGATACAGGTAAGATTACAATACAATGTAGATGGTCTGATATGGAAAGATCTAATAACAACAGAGTTAAAAGAAAATGATTATTAATTTAAATAAATTAATGGATGTTAAAAAAATGACAGTTGATTTAACTGATGGTCGTCCTTTTCTTTATTTCTTATTCCAGATTGATGAAACTACACCAAGATATAATAGAGTTAATGGACAATACGTTGAAGATAAGAATGGATCATTTGTCATGGATCATGGACCAGATTTTATTAAACAAGGACCAAGGACACTGGTGTACATAGGTCAAACTAAAAGTTTTATAGCAAGATTGTTTGAACATTATTGGACTGGAACAAGAGGTAAAAGTAAAAGCAAAACATATGCGGTTAAAAAATTTAATTATATTAGACAATCTAAATCATTTAAAATGTTTGAATTCGATACTATTAGACAACATTATGAAAAAATATTAGTTAGAAAATATTTGCCATTTTATAATCAAGCATCAAGATTTACAAAAAACCAAATTAAACTAATCCTTAATAGTAATAATAGAATTAAACCACAAGAATTAATGAAGCCTTATGTTTTAAATTCAAGGGATATTTATGGTGCATTTAAAGCCTGGGAGATTGAAGACGAATATTATTTAAAAAATGATTTAGAAAGACCAACGAGTAAAATGTTTGAAATAACAAAACTATATCATCCTACTAAAAATTTAAAACAAGAATTAACTTATTATAATAATAAAGGAGAAAAGTATAAATTTGGTAGGTTCATAGAAGAAATAATTCTTCCCTTTCATAAAAAGCAAAGAAAAGCTTATCTTGAATTTAAAAGACAACTGAAATTTTTTATAAAAATGTTTGATAAAATTCGTCACGCAGATAATGTTGTAAAACATAGATTAAGAACATCCAATCATTATCAAAAAAACAAAGAGTTTCTTAAAGATAGAGAAAGAAAATATAAAAAACTTAAAAGAAGAATTAACCAACCGGAGTTACTATAATGGAGATACTATTAATAAACTTAATTGCGACAATAATAATTTTAAACTTAATGAATTGATTTTATGCAGGTGCTTTTGGTATTACTATTGTTAACATTGGCAGGGTGTTTGGGTCCTGCATTATTTACAATAGCGGGGTTTAAGATAACGGCAGGAACTGCTATAACTGTTCCAGCTAAAATAGAAGCTTACGAAAAATATAAGGAGAAGAAAAATGAAGAAGAGAAGAAGTGAATGGGGTAAGGGATGGGATGGTAAGTCTCGTATTCCTGATAAAACTTATAGAGAAAATTTTGATCAGATAGATTGGTCAGCAGTTAAAACTAAAGAGGAAAAAAAGAAATGACATACGTTGTAGCATGTTTTGTATTATTGATTTTCTTATTATCATTAGTTGTTCTTATTGTCTGGATGTGTAGATGAAGTGGAATAAAAGATTTATTTATCCGGCGAGTTCAAGGTCCTTGATTCTTAATGAGAGGCATTACGAACTAGGGACAGAGAAGCTGCCATCAGTTACTACCATTCTTGCAGCGACACAGCCGGAAGAGAAAAGATTAGCGCTAGAAGCATGGAAGGTTCGAGTAGGTGCGGATGAAGCGACAAGGACCAAGGACCAAGCAGCTGAACGTGGCACAGCAATGCATAGAATATTAGAGAGTTATATTCTAGGTCAAAATCATTTAGATTTAACTGACATAGGTCAGAATGCTCATACAATGGCGCAACAGATAATTGATAATGGTTTAAAAGATTTAACTGAAATATGGGGATCAGAAGTAACTATTCATTATCCAGGGTTGTATGCTGGTGCAACTGATTTAGCAGGTATTTTTAATGGGTCGGAAAGTATAATAGACTTTAAACAAAGCAACAAGCCTAAAAGAAAGGAATGGATTACTGACTATTTCCTACAATTAGGAGCATATGCAATGGGTCATAACACTGTATATGGTACTAAAATAGACAGAGGTGTTGTCCTAATGTGTACAAAAGACAATCTTTTCCAGCGTTTTGAGGTAGAAGGACAGGAATTTGTTAATTATCAACATGACTTTTTAAGAAGAGTAGATCAATATTATAAAAACAAGGCTTGACATAATATCCCACATATAATAAAGTTTCATATAGAAAGGAAAATATATGACACAAACACCATTTATCTTTAGACCAGAAGATGAAGATAAAAAAATATATGTTGTTAAACAAGAGTACATAATGACTGTTGAACAATATGTTAAAGCAGATAATGAAGAGGAAGCCTTCAATGTATTCTTAACTGATGGCGGAATCAAATACGAAAACATTGGTAAACATTTAACAAATGAAAAGTTTGATGAATGTGAAACTGAAGTTGTTGATATAGACAGTCCTGATATTAAAATTAAATATGTTGGAACTGTTTGTCGTATATCAAAAGATGATCCTTATGATTTAATATGTGAGGATATTGAAACTGAGTATAAAGATAACGTAGTACCTTTTAACAAAACATTTGGGAGACATGTATAATGTTAGATTATAAATATAATGCACCTAATAAAGTTTCTTTTTACACTTATAGAATAAATAAAAATGGAAAAAATATATTTGGTAAAATTAAATTTAATACTAAAGTTAAGACTCTTAATGAAGCAATTAAGGAAGCTGAGGAAGTTAAAAAATCCTTAATAAAACAATATAAAACTAAGAAAGTATACGTAATGAAAGAAATGGAGACAATATGGGCAAAAATATAGTAAAAGATAGAAATGTAGATTTTATAGGTATTCAAGATGATATTTATAAATTCATTAGAAAGACTCAAGTAAGAATGTCAAGAAATGGATTTTCTGATCCTGTTGAAAGCTATGCAATATTCTTTGTAATATTATGGCATGAAGCAGAAGCATTTATTAAATTCATTGAGAAAAATAGAAATAAGGATTTGACAGAGGTTAGGGATCATTTAAGAGGTAAGATAGAAGAAGTTATGAATGGTCAAGGACCAGAGTCAATTAAATTTAACTAACAAAGGAGAAAGATATGACACTAGAACAACTATGCGAGAAGATGATGGATGACTGGAAATCCGGCAATTATACACAAGCCTATGATGATGCTGATGCCATGTTAAATGGTGCTCAAATGAGAGATATATTCATTGAGGAAGCAAAAAAGAAGGCAGATGTATCAGAGCCAGGGGAACTTGAATCATACGCAGATCATCTTGAAGAGGCTATTGAAGAAGGTATTGCCAATTTACAGTAGATAAAAGTGTGATATTTATGCAACAGTATAATTATCCGCTATTTTGGCTGTTTATTTGAGGGGCTAAAAATATAGCTTTATTAGGACAGCATTACGAACTAATTATTTTTGTGGTGCTTTTGAAAAAAAATGACCCGCAATATTGGCTGTTTGTGGTGTCGTGTGGAGAATTTGTGGTGCTTTTTGAGGGGCTATTTTGGCTGTTTGTGGTACTTTTGAAAAACGGCCAAAATCGTCTAAAAATGTTGCTATAGAACAATAATAGACGATATCCTATAAAATTTGTGGTACTTTTACTTTTGAAAAAAAATTTTTTTATTTTTACAAACCCTAAAAATATTCTCTTATAACACCACAAAATAGGTTAAGTCGTTGATTTATATGACTATTGTTGTTTTTAAAAGCCACACATGGAGTACCACAAGAACCCCACAAGCACCACAAAACTCTGTAAACAATCTTTAAAATAAAATACATTGATTTACATGAATAATTTCAATTATGATCTGTATAAAATATCTTGGGAAGATATTTGTAGTGATTCTGGTTGGGCTTCAGATGTAGAATTTGATAAATTATCTGTAAGTCATTGTATTTCAATTGGTTTTATTTTTAAAAAAACTCAAAAATATTTATGGATATTTTCTTCCTATGAGATAAACGATCTTGGCGAAATTAACTTCGGAGATCGAACTGTAATTCCGCTATCTAACGTAACAACTATGGAGAAGATATGGGCAAGAAAAAACAAGACACTATCCAAGACATAATGGATAGAATTCAAGAAGATCTAGACGTACTTAGAGATAAGGTTAACGATCTAGAAGACAATCAATGTGAATGTGACTCATCAGAAGAATCAGACGACTGGTCTGACGATGAAGACGAAGAAGAAGACGAAGAATAGTCTACTAAAATCTTTTCTTTCTTTGAAGGTCGTTGTGGTTTTCCGGTTCTAATATCTAATTGTTTTTGTTTAACATCGGACTTTAATTCCTTAACTTCAACACCTTCAAGGATTGGAGAGTATTGATCCAATACCTCAGCAAGTCTTCTATCTAATTCCTCTTCCGATAAATCATCTAACTTACCGGTCCTAATAATCTTTTGTTCAATGTATAATCCAGCAGCTTTTCCTCTAGATACTTCAGCATTAACTGCAGCACTCCAGGCTTTATTTTTTAAAGCTTCATTTTTAATTTTACCTAATTCAGTTATATGACTTTCAAAAGTTACATCATATTTCTTTTGGTTTTCAGCCCTAAGTTCTCCAATGTATTGAACAACTAATGGATATAACTTTGCATTCTGTAATTTACTAGCAGCAGTCTTAGCTGTATCCGTAGAATAACCTGCAGCAATAGCCGCTTCTGTTCCAGTCATTCTTCCCTCATTGGTAACTAACTCATGAGCGAATTTTATCTGCATTTCTGTAAGTCTTTTTGGCAATCCCATACTATTGATCTTATAGGTTAACTTTGGTAAAACATCAATATATTTTACTCCATAAAATATAATTACCTGGGGTTGGCTTACGACGTAGGTTAAACTTCATTCCCTATTGATACTGGGCCCCAGGCACTAAAAGGAATAAGAATGCAAGGAAGATATTTAAGACAAGTTATAAATAAATTTATGGTTAACTCTGAAGTTGCTAACAACGCAAGAGTTCAAGTCTATATGCCAAACGGAGAAACATTTGACGTTTGTGGTATTCAATTAATGCAAAATAAGATTATTGGAGAAAGAGAATCTCATAGATTAATCATTACAGTTGAGCCTACACAGTGGCATATGGGCAAGATGAAGAAGCGTATTGGTTAACTCAAATTCTTAATGAAACCAGAGTCAAAATTTTGGCAAGAAGTTAAGAAAAATATTTCAGAAATTTCGTTCACAAGGCTTGAGTCTTGGGCCTCAGCTGGTGTTCCAGACTTATTGTGCTACAACAAGAATGGTAAATTTTTCACTATTGAATTGAAGGTAACCAAGGGAAACTTATTTAGGTTTTCGCCTCATCAAATTAGCTTCCATATCAAGCATCCTAAGAATTCTTTCATCCTGCAAAAGGCCCTCGGTCCTTGTACCGTAAAACTTTATGAAGGATCACAGATCATGCAACTTAAGACCCGTGAGCCTTGTGCCTGTATTGCTGAAGGTTGGACCAAGGTTCAAGAACATCTTGTCAATGTGACATAATGTCGCACCCCCTCAACTAAAAACCTGTGGGCGGGTCCCACCCCAACACTTGCTTGCTTGTTCCTGCTTGCGACTTGTCGGCTTGCTTGTTAGCTACTTGCGCCTTGTTCCTTGGCTCATGGCAATAAAAAACTTGCGGGCGGGTTTCCCTCCCACTTGTGAGCTTGCGCCTGTTACTTGCGGCTTGTGCCTTGGTGATGAGCCGTCGTGCACCGGTTCCCAGCTTTCGCTTTCGCCACTTATCGCACGCCTTCTAGATTCGGATCGGCTTATCATGTTAATGTTTACCGTAGGCAACGTTTGGAATTGTACGGTCCCAACAAGCCCTGCAGTCCTTACACTTGTTTTCTTGTTCGGCGGCAGGGCATGTCTTTTCTGACGTAACAACGGTAGACGTCCAGGGCCAAAATGTTGCGGCCTTGCCGTCTACTTTATGGGCAGAAAGTCGAATAATTAAATTTTTTGGTACTTCATCCGCTTGTATGCAAGCAATGATTGAAGCTTCTCTTGTGGGTAACCAATGTTGTATTCCTGGCGTAAGATTGCACACTTCGAAAATTTTCTTTAAATGATCTAATGATTGTAAATCTCCTGAGTCGTGCCATCTAAAAAAACCTGTTTTAGTTTCAATAATACTTGTTGCCATGGCCTGGGTCCATAATGGATGGTTAATTGAATCAAGGCGGCGTTGCATGGCGTCTTTTACATTTGGAAAACGATAGCGGCCCTTTAATGCATAACAGCCCGAACATACTGATCCTGGAATCTTTACAAGCTTAGATCCTGTAATACATTTAGTTGCCGGGAGGTTATAACTAAAACCAGGCATTTTGGAGGGCTTAGAAAGCCCTCCTGTTATTTGTTTTAACTCTTCTTTATTCATCGTTTAACTTTTTTCTTTATTGGATCCTGCGCCCTGAAATTTGAATCAAAGCTATTTAATCTTGCAGGCGTTAACTCATACATAACAAAGCCCTTTTCTGTAGGTACTTTTTTAAACCCTAGCTTTTTTAACTTATCTATTGTTCCTTGCATGCTTTCTCCTGTTGTTTAAACCCCGAAACGATCTGGCCTCTTTATATTGGGCGCTATCTCTTTACATGTAATTAGCATGTATTCATCGGGGGACTAGGAAGGGACGTGTGATCTATTTCTCCGGAACCTTCTAATCAATTGAAATAGTATCCCATCTTATCCTAGATTGCAATCATTATTTTTTAATGATTTGCCCTGGTCCTAGATCAACGAATCTTTATAAGTCAATGCGACATATTGTCGCAGGCTAATATATACCTGTGGGCGGGACCCACCCAAGAATAAAAAAACACTAAACACCTGTGGGCGGGGCCCACCCTAAAAAAAAGAAAAAACAATTGAAAAGAATTAGATTGACTTATTCTGGGATATTATGTTATACTTCCAAATCAAATAACAACGAAAGGTATAATATGGCACAAGCGATGACTAAGTACCAACTAGACCATTTTAGAGATAAGGTTAAAAGAGAACTTGATCCTATGATTGAACAACAAGAACTACTTGTTCGTCAATATGTATCACAAGCAACTGATACAGCTTCTAAAAAACTTGCTAAGAAAATAGGTGCACAATCTATTATTGATAAGCTAAAAGAAGCTGAACAATATCTATTGGAAGCACAAGCAACAGCTAAAACTTTCTTTAAAAAGAAAGCTAATAACGAAACATTAAAAGGCAAACTTGATTACAAGTTCGCTTCTAATGATATTAAAGAAGATAGGATAAATGTTGCTCTTTGTGAGGAACAAATAAGAGAATGGGCTAGTGAACTTGCTCAACAAGAAATAGAAAAAAGACCAGAAGGTAAGAAGCTTTCTGAACTAAAACAAGTTAAGAGAGTGGCACTTGATACGATAATGGAAGCCCACGCCCCTGCTGAATTGATTGCTAACCTAGATAAGGTATTACAAGCTAGTGTTGGTATCGGCTGGAATAATAAAGCACCACAAATTAAAGCATAAATAAAAAAGGGAACAGGGCTTTCGCCCTGTTCCCTGTTCCTTAAATCAATATTATTTGTTTCGGCTTTCTCTATACTTTGTATCAAAGTCTTTTTCTTGTTTCTTTTGAATTGATAATACAACCCAAAAGAATAAAGCAACAAGCAACAAGGACACCGAAGCAAATACTAAAAAGTAATTGTAGATGTCCGTTAGTAGTTCATACATATAAGTAAGCATCTTTCTCGTTAGTTCCTATAATATCGCTAATGATATTATCTGTTTTAGTTTTTACAAAAGAAATATAATCACTTTCTTTTGTGCTCATACCTTGCTCAACTAGATGTTGAGCAAGGGCTTCAGTTAAGTTTATATCAATATCAAACATTTATTTAATACCGAATAATTGTTGATGAACAATGTCATCACTTAACTTAACATTATCTTCTTGAGGTACTACTGAAATGATTTGATTGAAATAAGTCCAATGAGATTTATTATTCTCATCATCATAAGATACTGTTCCAATATAATCTAGTTCAGTATCGTATTGATTAACCTCAATACCATATTCAGCTTTCTTATCGTGATAGTCTAAGGCAATGTTAATAGATGTAATAACACCCATTTTGCTTTTAGCTTTATCAAGCGACCATACTCTAGTCTTTATTGTATCACCTATTTTTAGTCTCATATTGTTTCTTTCGTTGTTATGATTCTATTCTACTACTATCTGGGATATTATGTACAGAACAACAAGGGCAGTAATGTTGTCCTATCTATCAATTAATAGTATTACAATTCAATAGGATATTCTGTGATATATTTACCACTACTAAATACCTGTGGGCGGGGCCCACCCATCCTACTATATACATGTGGGCGGGTCCCACCCTTATCATAGAGGTCCCAATGGGTTTCCAAATTACTTTTATTCAAAGGAGGGGGGAGAGGGTAAAACAAAAATAGGGGTCCCAGACATACCCTTTAGTCTAGGATTTAGACAGTCATAGCTAATAAATTCATTATGGGTTTATAAATTACCTATAGATTTGTACCCCCGGGGGTGGTAAAAAACATTTAAGGTACCATAAGTAACATTATGCTTGATATAGAAAAATTAAAAAAATTTAGAAATATAAATAAACTTACAGATCCTAAAGTTAGAAAAAACGCTAAGTTAGATTTGTTGATGTCTTTTAAAAAGAATAAGGATAAAAATATCCGTTCTGATTTCTTAACATTTGTAAAATATATTTGGCCAGATTTTATTGAAGGTAACCATCATAAAACAATATCAGATAAATTTAATAGATTGCAATCTGGTGATTTAAAAAGATTAATTATTAATATGCCACCAAG